GCGGTCGGCCAGCTCCTGCGTGCGATCCCAGGCGCGCTGCATGAAGCCGCGCCCGCTGATCCCCGGATGCCGCACGGACCGGCGAAAGACGCCGCCGAAATGCAGCACCTTCGGCTTCCACGCGCTGCGCTTGCTGACCTTCGGGATCTCGTGCGCCTTCGCCCCGCCCTCCAGTAGCCGCACGTACCAGGCCTCGCCCCCCGCCTTGCCCCACCAGCCGACCTCGCCCTGGATGCTCATGCCCGAGCCGCGCACTTGGCTGCGGAAGGTCGCCTGCGCCCGGCCCGTGGTGCCGCGTGGGATCTGCGGCCGGATCTCGTGGGCCAGCGCCTCCGTGACGTTTTTCAGCGCGGGCTGATAGTGCTTGTCGGAGATCTCCGGATAGAGCTTCAGCAGCTCGATCTGCGCGTCCACGTCCGGCGAGGTCATGCTGTAGCGGATCATCAGGCCCTCGGGATCCGGTACAGCTCCTGCAGCCGCTCCAGGTCCGACTTCGGGAAGGCATCGTGGTAGAAGATCACGCCCTGATCGCTGCCCGTGCGGCCCTGGTATCCACTCCCCGCCTTGCCGAGCATCAGCGTCGCGATCTCTTTCGTCAGGAAGAGTACGTCATCCGGCACCGCGTACCGCGAGATCGCCGTATCCGTCAGGTGATCCGCGGCCGTGGTGCCGTTCACTCCGCGCTCGACCGTCAGCGTGCGGTACGCGTCCACGCCGGTCGCTGTCGCATGGCTCACGGCCTGCGTGCCATTCCAGCCGCGCTTGACATACAGCTTGTTCGTCGCCGTGATGCGATCCAGCACCCTCATCTGCTCGAAGCCGACGCGGATGATCTCTCCGATGTTGACCAGGCTCGCATCCGTCAGCGTGATCTCGAAATCGCCGGCGCCGATCGCTCCGTTCAGGTGCGCCGTCGAATCGCTCGGCGTGCCCCAGGCCGTGATCAGCTCCTGCTCGCTCTCGATCAGCAGCACCTTGCCGGGCGAGAGTTTGCCGCCGTTGTCGACGGTCAGCGTCGTCGCGCCCGCCGCCTGCTTCGTGGCATCCTTGACCAGCGCGCCCGCGCTCCTCGTCAGGTTGTAGAGCCCCCAGCCTCCGGTGATTGCCACGCCGTCATCCCGATCCGCCCAGGCGCCGAGGTGTGTCGCCAGCGGCGCCACGTTCAGCCGGGCATGCGGCCCATTCGGCCAGAAGCCCGCCTCGGGCAGCGCGATGTAGTCGCTCGCCGCCAGGGTGCCACCGTTGTAGTCGACGATGCTCGTGATCCAGAGCAGCGGCGGCACGAACAGGCGCTTGCTGCCGTGCCCGTGCAGCGTGCGTGTCATCGTCACCGGGATAAACCAGCCCAGCCGCTTCTGCACGTAATCGCTTGCCTCCCGCACGCGCTGCAGCAGCCCGGCTTCATCCGCGCCGGGCGTCTGCATATCCGCGATCAGGTCCGCCACGCTGCAAAAGAGCTGCGCGTAATTGATCGTCATCCCGGCCCTGCGCCGTTCTTATCCGACCGGCTGATCTTCGCCGCCCGCATTCTTGCCGGGCTCGCCTCGGCCGCCGCTCTGCGGGCGCGGCGCTTTCGCGTTCGCCTTCAGCTGCCGCGCCGTCGCCTCATCCAGCGGGATCGACACGCCCAGCACGACCCAGCCTTGCGCGGAGTGCTTCGCCAGCTCGCTCTCGGGCACGAACTTCCGCTCGTTGCCCCGCTCGATGTAATACTGCTTCTCTGCCATGTCTCACCTCTCGCTCGTTTGGATGCTGGCGGCCAGGCCCGCCCGGCCGCCAGCCCTTTGCTCAGATTGTCCGGATGCAGAAGCTCCTGCTCACCCGAGCAGGATCGCCACATGCTCCGGCTTGACCACCAGCACGCCCCAGGCGACCGCCGCCTCGTACTCGTTCATGCGATAGCCCGGATACACGGCCAGCTCGAAAGAGATGCCGCTCAGCGGATCCGTGATGACCTGCCGATCCGCGGCCAGGTCGCCTTCCTTCGGCACCATCGGCAGCCGCGTCGCCAGCAGCACGCCATTCCGCGAGAATGCGACGTTCGCTGTGAAGTTGTTCCCGACCGTGATCGCATCATTGTCGGCGTGCGCCTGCAGCAGGCCCGGCGCGGCAATCGTGACGACGTTGGCCGCCAGCGCGACCGCCACGACGTACTTGTTCGTGTCCCCCGCGAAGGTGATCACGTCGCCGGCCAGGATCGTGCCCGATCCCGTGTCGACGGTGATCGCCGTGCTGCCGATGGCGTAGCCGGCGCCGTTGTTGATCAGGTAGCCGGAGCCCGTGCCCTTCGTCACGCTCTGCACCTTCGCCGACTCGCGGAAGGCGAAGCCGTGCACGTCCATCAGCGTCCCCTGCCGCAGCGTGCCCGCGTCTCCGGCCTCGTTCAGCTTCGTCAGCTGAGTGAGCGTTCGCACCTTCACGCCGGCGACGGTATTGATCACCAGGGACCGACCCGAGGCCGGCGCCCCGTTGTCATCCAGGATCTTGCGGATGTTGGCCGTATCCGAGAGATCGGAGGCGAAGGGCGTCGTGCCCGCCGTGCCGTAGGCGCGCGAGGCGCCCTTGTACGCGGCGGCGGCGATGTCCGCCTCCATCTCGTTCACCGCGGCCCGCAGCGCCTGCGCGATCTGATCCTGTTGGATCGTCAGGAAGCCCGGCCCCCGGTCGACGGCGTACTGCTCCTCGCCCGTCCAGGAGAAGGGGAAGGCCCGCTGCTTCGTGATCGTCAAGCCCTTGTTCCCGATCGTCTGATCGGCCGCCGCAGGAAACGCCATTGCGGGCGTCGCGTCCTTGCCCGCCGCGTTCGCCGGCGTCTGCGGCACGCGCACCGTCTGATTCACCGCGACGCGGTCCGCGCTCGGATCCCGCGACACGGCCGGTATGAATCCGACCAGCTCGCGCGAGACCACATCCAGCGCCGCGAAGGCATCCGGGATCAGGTTCGTAAGACTGTTAGCCATTTTTGCCTCTCTTGTCGATCGTCATCGCGAGGTAGCATGGCGGTCGCCTCCGCGGCGGATCCGCCCCACGCAAGTCGGATCTAGTCCACCAGCTTGCCGCCGCCGCGCAGGAATTCCCGCTGCTCGCCGGGGCTCAGCTTGTCGAATTCGGCCCGCGTCAGCGGGCGCTTTTCGCCCTCTTCGGGCTTGACGGCCTCCGTGCCCGGCAGCGCGAACTTCCGCTCGGCCGCCTTGCGCACGCTCTCACGGTCGGCGAGGGCCTGGTCGATGTGCGCATCCAGCGCGCCCAGCTCGCCGGCTTCCTCGCCCTTGCCCATGATGACCTCGAAGGCCGCACGCTCTTCGTCGCTCAGCTCGCGGCTCTCGGCCTCGGCCGTGGCGACGATCTCTTGCGCCTTCGCCAGCAGTGCCTCCCGCTGGCTCAGCATCGTGCGCAGATATGGCGTCATGTTGACCTCTTTCCCGTACTTCTGCTTGCCCGCCTCCAGCTTCTCGCGGTGCGCCTGCGCCGCAGCCGGGGCTGGCTCCATGCCGGGCGCCTGCCCGGATACTTCCGATTGGATCAGCGCGGCCGGCACGTGCGCGAAGGCCTGCAGCGCGCTCGCGCTGAGCTGCGCCGGTGCCCGGTCCGCTGTGATCACCTTGTCCGCGAAGCCGAGATCCACGGCCTGCTGCGCCGTCATCCACGTCTCGGCATCCATCATTTGCGCGATCTCCTCCCGCCCCATCCCGGTCCGCGCCTCGTAGGCGTTGATCATCCCCTCCGCGAACAGGTCCAGCATGTCGGCGAACTTGCGCAGCGTTGACTCATCGAGCCAGCCCATCAGGCCAGGCCAGCCGGGATTGTGGATCATCATGTAGGCCGTATCGAAGATCTGGATCTCATCGCCGGCCAGGGCGATCGCCACGGCGGCCGAGGCGGCTAGGCCCATGATCTTGACCGTGATCGCGCCCGGATAGTCGACCAGGATCGCCCGGATCGCCGCCGCCGCGAACAGATCGCCGCCGCCGCTATGCAGCCGGATCGTGACCGGCCCGCCCTGTCCGACGCGCGCCAGGTCCTCTTTGAATCTCTGCGGTGAGATCTCATCGCCGAGCCAGGAGAACTCCGAGATGTAGCCGAAGAAATCGATCTCCGCCGGCTGCCCTTCGCTGGCTGCCCTGGTCCGCCAGAACGGCTCGAACGGCTTCGCCTCGCCCTGCACGATGCGGATCGCCTGCCCGCTGCGCTTGCTCTCGCCGGCCTCATCCTCGAGCCCCGCGTCTCTTCGGTGCGCCCGCAGGTGCTTCTCGACGCCGGCTCGCTCATCGGCCGGGATATCCGCCTGGCTGAGCCGCGCTAGGCCGTTGTTGCAGCCTTTGATACTCGCCTCGCCGGGCTTCCCATCGGTGAC